CCGAAGATCAAGATTTACGATGGACTCAAGCAGTTCGGTTCACCTTATCCGGTTCCGACCGAGGCGACGCTGTGGTACCCGATGCTCATGGAGAATGGGGATTACTACGGCAAGAAGCTGCTGAAGCCTGCGTTCACTAGCTGGTTCTTCAGTATGTTGCTGCACTTGTTCGCTAACCGCTACTACGAGCGCTTCGGCGAGCCGACTCCCATTGGTCGCGCACCGCTGGACGACGACGTGCTGGTGGCTGACGGTACGACTGTCAATGCCCGCGACTACATGATGCAGATGCTGCAGAATGTTCGCAGCCGTTCGGTGATCGTACTGCCCAACGACCGCAACCCTCAGGATGAGGGTATGCGAGGCTCCGGCAAGGCATACGACTACGAGATCGAGTACCTCGAGTCGCAGATGCGTGGTGCCGACTTCGAACGATACATGACGCGACTCGACGAAGAAATGTCGATCGGTCTGTTTACTCCGATCCTGTTGCTGAGAACTGCCGATGTTGGCTCGTACAACTTGGGTCAGGGTCACATGCAGGTCTACCTGTGGATGCTCAACAGTCTCAATGGCGACCGCAAGCAGTATATCGACAAGTTCGTGCTCAGCCGAATGGTGGACTACAACTTTGGTCCTAACGCTCCGCGAGCCCGCATCAAGTTCCGCAAGATGGGCAACGAGAGCAGTGATCTCGTCAATACGGTTATCCAGGCGCTCCTCAACAGTGGCAAGGCTGGCGTTGATCTTGAGCAGCTCGGTGACATCGCTGGTTTGACCCTCAAGGAGGTCAATCAGCTGAAGGACCCAGTTCCTGCGGACCTAAACACCGACCCGCCGACGACGGACCCCAACACGCCGCCGCCACCGGGTCCTGGGAGCGCAGACGGGAATAGCACTAGCGGCGCGATCCAGAATCGTGTCGCAGCGCAGGCTGTGGCGGCTTTCAAGCGAGGTGACTTCGACCCAGCCAAGATTGACCTGGGTTATCGTCGGGCACTTGCTGTTGAGATTGGTTCGGAGAACGCCGAACGTTACTTCTCGCGAATGTCTGCCTGGCTGGACGATGTGAAAGATGTTCCCTGGGAGTCGCCCAAGCAGTTCTGCACTGTGTTCGGTAAGGTTGCGGAGACTGTAAATGTCACCAACTAGGCAGCGCCGGGAGCGTACCAAGCACGAACTCAGATGCTTCTGCTCGCGGAAGCCCCTCCTGGCCGTGTATGGCGTGGACGAGAAGGGTCGCCTATATGTTCACCAGCGCGTATACAAGGCGAATCGCGTCTTTGGTGAGACGATCTTCTACGGTGGCGTGGTAGCTCTGCTCTGCCGAGAATGCCTGCGCTGGCAGGAGGTCATTATCCAGGATCGGACAAGTGCCACTCTTGCACCGATAGATGCACCTAAGGTGTTGACGGACGAATCCGCCACGCGCCTATCGTTGCCAACCAACCAATCCGAAGGCTAAGGTGACGCCCGACATGAGTACCGCAACCCTGCCTGGTGACGCGCGACGCAACGTCGCGCTATTCAGCTCTTTCTCGGTTCAGGGCACCGTCCGTAAGTTCCGCTCGGTGAATGCCGACGGTCAGACTGTGCTGAACCTCCAAGGCGTGCCAGTCTTCCGGTCAGGAACATTCCGCGACAGCATGGGCATCCAGCACACCTGGGAAGACATGCACATGCAGCAGATGGTGGATAACTTCAACCATCTGATCAAGACCGGCATCATGGAGGGTGCGCCTGTTCGCAAGGGGCACTCGGGGTTCTTCTCCGACGGCTCTGCGATCATGGACAGCCTTATCGGCTGGCACTCGGGACGGAGCACCGAAGAGCGCATCAACCCCGTAGACGGCCAGCGGTACACGTATCTGCTGGCCGACTTCCAGATCCTGGACCCCACGGCCCAGGACAAGATCGACTCCGGTCTGTGGAAGAGCCTGTCTTCGGAGGTTGGCACCTGGACCTCGAACAACGAGGCTGAGTACTGGCCGGTCTACCAGGGTGTCGCCTACGTGGACTTCCCGGCAGTCGAGGGACTCAAGACGTTCGCGTCGGCCAACGGGGTCGGCAGCAAGTTCAGCATCATGAGCGAGGAGAATGCAGTGCCCGACGCCCCCCAGAACCAGCAGACCCCGGCTACCCCGCCGCTGCCGCCAGCGCCTCCCGGTACCACTCCGGCTGGCCAGCAGCAGACGGCCGACCATGGGGCTGGCCAGCAGACGCAGACCCAGGCTCCGGCCAACGGTCCTGTGCAGACGCCGTTCCAGTTCACGGTCGCCGGTCGCCAGGTGACCGACTTCGCTGCGGTCCAGGCGCACATCAACTCCCTGGAGGAGTTCCGCAGCGAGACGGTCAAGGGTGCCCGCGTCGCGTTCGTGTCCGGCCTTGTCTCGTCCAACAAGATGCTGGCCACCAACAAGGAGAAGGCCGAAGCCTTTTGCCTGGGACTGAGCGACGAGCAGTTCACCGCGTACAAGGAGCAGTGGGAGAACGCGCCGGTCCTCCCCCAGCTCGGCAACCACGCGGCAGGCACCACGAACCACACTGGCCAGACGCCTGCGGGTTCCAACGGTGACCTGCACGACCCAGCCAACGCTCAGAACGACGAGAAGAAGGTGCTGGAGGACACGATCAGCGCCTTCCGCATCAGCGGGATGAGCGAGGAGCAGATCAAGAAGACCAAGACCTTCAGTCGTCTGCAGCAGCTTCAGTCGGCCGCAGCCGCCTGAGTCCGACCACCCCAGGTAGAAACAAGGAGAGAAGGACAAGCACATGCCCAGCTTCACCCAGGGTGGCGGCTTCTACACCCCCTTCGGCAAGAACCAGTTTCTTCGTTCGACGCGCGATCTCAAGGTGGACAGCGCAACGCTGGCTGCCGCCACCGTCCCGGCTGTGACCATCGACGGCTGGCCTGACCAGAAGATTCTCCAGCCCGGCACCGTGCTGGCGAAGATCACGTCCGGTGTGGACGCTGGCAAGGTTGGCCCGTACTCGGTGGACACCGTTGGTGTCACGGACGGCCGATCTGACACGGCGAACATCGTCGGCATCAACCGCACCTTCGTCCCGTGGCAGCTCATCGAGCGCGACGTGGAAGTCGGTGTGGTCTACGAGGCGGCGGTCGTTCAGGGCTGGTGCCTCGAGCAGCAGGCGGACGGTACGTTCGCCCCGCTGTCTGACGCCACGGCGGCGACCATGACCGCCAAGAAGAACCTCGACATCCGATTCCGCTGAGGCCACCACCTCAACCGACTGAGTACAAAGGAGAAACAAGAATGTCGATGCCCCTCGCGGGTGGTGGTCAGCGGAGCACCTTCGCAACCAGCCAGCTGCCCCTCGACCGCCTCATCCGCAAGGAGGTCGCGCTTGGTGTCATCCGGGAGCGGCCATACCCGGAAGGCCACATCGGCCTGACTCAGATCGCGCCGTACCTGAATGTCGGGTCCGACGACGTTCTGTTCGACTACATCAAGGACGGGCTGTCCATGGGCCTGGCCCCGGCCCGCGCCGAGGACGCGGAGTCGGAGCTGAGCCAGAAGGACATCCTGGTCAGCGGCACCGGCCGCGCGTCGGTCATCGACTGGGCCCTGAAGGACGAGTACTCTGCGTCCGACGTGACCCGGTACCGGGACGACCTGATCATTCGCCAGGCCCTCCAGGGTCAGACGCTCCAGCTGTCGGGTCTGTCGGGCTACATCAACGACGACTGGTCCCCCGCCGCCGACCTTCAGTCCAAGGTTGTCCGTGACGACGCTCGCCGTCGCACGATGCTCGACAACCGGATGGAGTGGCTGATCATGACGGCGATCGAGACTGGCAAGATCGCCTACAACGACGGCAAGATCAAGTTCACCGTGGACTTCGGTCGCCCGGCGAACCAGCACGAGCAGATGCCGACCAGTGGTCTGTGGAACGGAGTTGACCACGACCCCATTGGTGACATCATCACGCTCAACCAGTGGATGTACGACACCTACGGCTTCCGGTTCACCAGGGCGATCACCAGCCGCCGTGTGCTGATGACCCTGTGGAAGGCTAGCCGGTTCGTCACCATGGCTGGTGTCACGGCTGGTGTGCCGAGCACGCCGATCGACCCGAACTACCTCCTGCCGGGCTGGGGTCCGCAGAAGGCTCAGGCGATCGTCGAAGAGGTGACGGGCGTCAAGTTCATCGAGTACGACTCGATTTACCGCACCCGTCCGGTCGGCTCGCAGACGATGCAGAACAACCGCTTCACGTCGGACAACAAGATCTTCTTTGTTCCGACCGAGGCGGACCTCGGCATCACCGCGCCACAGCCCTCGGGTGCCACCCTGGGTGTCGTGGACCAGACGCAGATCGGGTTCGCCAAGACCCTCACCTCGCCGCACCCGGAAGGCCAGTGGCAGCCTGGGTACTACGAGTGGGAGGTCGAGACGAAGGACCCGTGGCAGACTGTTCGCGGTTCTGGCATCAAGGCCTTCCCGGTGTTCCCGTTCATGGATCACACGTACACCTGGACCGTCCTGTGATCTGAGGACAGCCCGGTCGAGCCTCTGTCGGGGAGGGATCGACCGGGCTGTCCGATTGACCACAGGAAGGTCATCCGAGAGAGGAAACCAATGGCTGACACCAGTAAGACTCCGGAGCGGGTGCCTTCCCGTCAGGAGGTCTACCTGCAGCGGCTGGCTGACGACCATGCTCGCCAGTCGGGCGCTCTGCCTGCCGAGGAGGTCAACAGCGCTCCCTACGCTGTCGAGGACCAGGACACCAGCGCTTTCGTTGGCGTTTCGCCTGAGTACAAGACGTACTCGGGCGTTTTCAAGCAGCCGCTGGTTGCCGAAGAGGGTCCGACCGCCGAGGCGGAAGCTGAGGCCGAGGAGCGTCAGCAGCGTCTCCAGCAGGAGAACGAGGCTACTCGGGAGGCTAAGGCCGGTGGTGCTGCCGCCGCCGTAACCCCCGAGGATGAGGAGGCCACCTCGACGAAGAACACCGACGAGGAGAATGCGAACACTGACGCTCCGCAGCTGCCTCCGGTTCCCACCAGCAGCCGCAGGCGTGGCACGCACGCCAAGAGCGACGACGACACCAGCGACGACGAGAACTGAGTAGGAGCCCAGGGTGGCATACGCGACCTCCGACTCGGCGCTACTTGGTGGGATTCCGGCAACAGACCCGGACACTCTCTCCAAGTACTTCGACGACGCCGCGGACGAGATCGATGCCACCCTGGGCTTTGTGTACGAGACGCCGATTACTAACTCGGCTGACGGTGGCAGCCTGCCGCGCCCCGTCCAACTGATCCTCGCTCGGATCAACAGGTTCCTCGCCTCTGGCCGTTACATCATGGCGGTAGCGGCCGGAGGCGAGGACAATACAGTCAACGCCTACGGCTGGAGCCTCATCAAAGAGGCGCAGGCCGCGCTGGCTTCCCTAGCCTCGGGTGCAACTGAACTTGACGCAGTTCGTCTCCCGAATCCTGGCGACCAGCGAAAGAATCCGGCAATCGCCAATGCCGAGGATGGCTCCAACGTAGATGCCTTCTACGACTCTTTCACAGGATTCTGGCCCAGCCAGAAGAAGGGCATGATCTTCGACCCGAACTTCCCCAAGAACGTCGGGGAGCGCGAGGCGGAGTGGATCCGTGGCTGGTGACACCTGGAAAGAGATGCTTCCTGGTCCGTATGTTGACATCGAGCTGCTCGGTGACGCACGCCAGGTAGACAACATGCTGCGCGGTCTTTACACAGCTTTCGAGGACGAGAACATCGGCTACGATTTTCTTCAAGACTACGTGGACCCGATCCTCCGACAAACTACAGAAGCCCGGTTCGCGTCCGAAGGGGACGCCACAACGGGGCCGTGGGCACCGCTAGCCGAAGCCACCGTCCACATCAGAGAGAGCATGGGCTACGGCGGCTCGCACCCGATCAACGTCAGAACTGGTGCGATGAAGAAGCACCTTGTTGACGACCCGCCTCGTATCGCAGTTCATAGCCTCGGTGCGACCATGTGGTCGCCAGGAACTGTTGGTGACAGTAAGATGCAAGCTAAGGTGAAGGGTGCCCAGGGTATTCCGACGCCTGTTGCAAGAAGTGGTCCTGATGATCAGCGTCAT